ACTGGCAAACTATGCTTTATCACTTTGTAATACCTCCTTATACAAACATTAAAATTACTGCCCAAAATACAACTTCAGTGACTGAGAGAATCCAAACTGCTATTATAACTGGTAAGGTTTACGAGTGACACTTTCGACGGGGCCCAGTCTTAACTTCTTTGGTGATCACATGTTCGCTTGGAGCGGTCAAGAAAGTTTAACAGCAGGAGGAGTGACATTACTGGATTTTATTTCACCAAATAGATTCTATACAGTAATAACAAACGTATCCTTCGATTATAGTGGCTGTTCACAAGGCGATGCTTTGTCCTGGTCAATTCAGGGCAATGAGGAGGCACTACATGTATCAAAGTTCCTAATCGAAGCAGCTGGGATTGGGCCCCAATTCCCCAATTTGTATTATACGATCCCACCAAACACAGGAATGAAAGTTCAGGCACAAGGTCCAACAGGACTGATAACAGTCGTACTGGAAGGGAAGCAGGTAAAATAATGCCAATGAACTATTGTCCTGGTTGTGGTATGAAAATAAATGATGTGCCAGTCTATGATATAATGAAGCCTGGCGCACCTCGAATACGTAAAACTAAGCGTAAACTAAGTGCCTGGAATAAATACATCAAGGCGAATTCCAATAAACCAAGATTCAGGTATCGTAATGGTAAATTAAATTTGAAAAAGATGGCTGTGGCGTTTCGTAAGACTCCAGCTGGTAAAAAGAAGAGGCGCTAATGGTCTACGAAGCAGTACCGATTGATGTAGAGATACAACAATTAACGCCTGGTCAACGTGATGCTTTATCCAGGTATAAGATCCATGAAAATATAAACACATTTTTAGGCAATGAAAGAACCCCTACACTTATTGCCGGTGGAATTCTATTAGTATCAGCTCCGACAATCTTGAAAATTATATTTGAAGCTCTGGCTAAACAGGATGATAAAATCGTATTACCTGGAGCGATTGATTATCTAACATTTACAAAAGATTTTGCAGAAGCTCTTTTTGATGTTACTGGAGCTGGTAAATTCGGACCAGGTGGGGGTTTCTTCGAAGGTGAAGCGGAGGACTTCTGGAGTAAGTACGTTAAAAAATGAATGTTGGCGCTTTGATTGTATTAGTAGAATTTCTCAAAGGTATTGAAAAGGGTGAAGCCTTTGAAAATGGAGGTAAAACTTACGAGATTAAACCCGATTGTCCTATCGGAACCTATGCGTACAAGGAACCACTTTCAGGAAAGTACAGCTGCCTTAAAATTCCAACAGGTCGTTAATGGTAATCACACTTTTTGAATTATTGGCTTATCTTGTTGCCTGGTCAATATTTTATTTTGCATTCGCATCGTACGTGGCTAGATTGAGTAAAGATGCTTGGGTAGCATGGGCGAAATCAACCGAAAGTGATGAAGACCTATTATTGATACTTGATCCTATCGTAAATGAAATTGATGATCGGATGCATGACAAGCTCGAAGCGTTCCAGGCTTCATTTTATGGATCAATCGGTGCAGCCAGTAAAAAACTAGATGATGCAACCGGACAAACCACGATTAAAGCGATAACCAAGGAAAGCCCCATCATGGGGTTTGTTGCAGATCTGTTAATGAAGCGCCAGGGGCTAGAAGGGCTGTTTAAGGGTCAAGCAAGCCCCAACGAAGGGTCTAATAAGCCCCAAACAACCCCAAAGCTAGGGTTGGAGTAGGGTTTAAACGGGTCGAACTCGCTTCTTATACCCATTCCTACCCCACCTGCCACTTCAATCCTTAAAATCGATTCCGTTGGTAAGAAAGAAGAGTCTAGTCTGGAATCCAATTCGTGTATACTGCTTTGGTTAAGATTACCTGGCACTCATAACATATAGTTACTGTACTGTTGTATTTGGTAGTCTTAAGATGGTCTACTGATTGTAGACAGATATTACAACGTCGCTTCACAGTATCACATCAAGAAAGTAAGTACCTTCCTCTGTCCTTGTTAACTCCCATTTATTTTCATGGAAGGCTTTGGATAAATCCTTGATACCTTGCTCTAATGCTGTTGCCAGATCACGTGATGCCTGGCTATTGCTCTGCCATGTTGTTTCTATTCCTTCTTTAGAGATAGATTCGTAGGAGGGGTGGGAGAAAAGGAGAATGGGATACTTCATCTTTTCACCCCATTCGGTATCTACGATACTCATTTTGCCGTTGAACTTGATCACGGCAGTCTTGCCAGGTGTAACTTCACGCATTACGCTAGTTGCACCAAAGTGGAATTTGTCTTTAGCCATTTTATTTCACCAAGTTTATTAAAGAGTATGAAATATAAAGGGACTAGACTATACTCAAAAATGTTTACATACTCATTTAATAAGACCTACTCATATGTGAGTATATGGTACGAAGGCGAAATTCAAGATCACGCAGAAGGACTCGAACTTTTGGAATAAACGTGATCGAAACTGGCGCTGCTCTCGCTCTCATGGATCAAGTAGATGCGGGTAAAGCTATGCAAGCATTACTGGCAGGTAATCTTAATCAAGGATTCGGTATATTATCAGCTGCGGCAAAAAAGAATAAGTCATTGATCACCAAAACACTTGTTTCAGCATTCGTGGCTAAGGCCGCAGTTAAATCATTTTCACGGGGATCACCAGTTCTGGCTTCCCTTGGACCAATTAAAGTGAGGGCATAATACACATGAGCATTGTAGTAACGAGGACGAGTTCCGCATTGAGCGCGACGACATCGTTCCAAAGCATGACCAGTCAGTTTGCATCATCGGGGCTTTCCCTGGTTGTGCCTTCTGGAGTTTCCCAAATAAGTTCTATATCAATGGGAGTTAGTAGCGTTGGAACTGGGGCAGACTTCTGTTCAGGATTCAAATTAACGGGTACAGCACTTCAGGAAGGAGATGCAACCTTTATGGGTCCAGCGATCGCACAGGCCGCAAGTGGTGGTACTGGAGTAGCTAATTGTGTTACACAAGAAAAGACGGCTTTGGGCGTGACTAGCGGAAATACTTTGGATATCCAAATTGCTGTCACCACAAGCGCCACGATCGACGCTAGCTGCACGATTCAATTCGAGTAAATTTATCAATGCCTGAAGGCGTTGACTATGCAAGTGCGAACGTAACAGCCGGTACAGGGTTAGAACTTAATTATATTCAGGATAAATGTTTTGCTTATTCTGGGGCAATAGGAGTTCCCAATTCAGAAACTACCTTAATTGATACTCAATCAGGTAGCGGTGTTATAGATGCTATTATACAATGCGCTTATGGAACGCCATCTAGCGACGATATGCAATATAAGATTTATTTTAATGGGATTATAGTAATGCAGGTCGGCGTATCTGGAGCAGTTGACCAAGGGAACTGGCAAACTATGCTTTATCACTTTGTAATACCTCCTTATACAAACATTAAAATTACTGCCCAAAATACAACTTCAGTGACTGAGAGAATCCAAACTGCTATTATAACTGGTAAGGTTTACGAGTGACACTTTCGA